AAGCAATGTAGGTATTGCTCTGGATACTACAGCCATAGTTATCTAATTAATGCGTTTGCTGGTGAATAGGTATCAAAGACACTTGTTAATGATGGATCTCCTCTAAGAAGGTTATGATCTCCATTTGCAAGATCTGTTTCCATCAGTATAGCTCTGGCTCTTACTTCGTCCTGTTGTGTATAAGTTCTTAATCCATCATCACTAACTAATCTATCAACAAAGATACGAGCAGCTTTTATTGTTATATATCTCCTTGCAGGTTCTGGTATTTCGCTAAATGTTCTGAAGTAGACAACAGTGCAGATAAGATCTTCATCAAATTCATATTTGTTATTTAACCTGTCATATAGTTTCAGACCACGCTGTATTGCATCAATACTAGGATGTTGATGAATATTAGGATCTATCCGTAATACGTCTGTTGATAGTGCTACCTGCTTAGAAGCATCTCTGGTAAGAGTTACATCTATTTCAGTATTAAAAGACCAACCTTCACTTTGTACTTCTTTATTGACTTCAGTAAGGGTTGATTGTGCTAGACGAACATCAACAGGAACTGTACCTGTGAGGCTGTTTACAGGAGCTTCTCCTATAGCAGCCAACATAATGTTGATGCTTTCTAATTCAGTGGTTGCAGCTACAGTCATGGTTCTTTACTTTTTTATTTTAAGTGATTCTCTACCACCCATTTTTTTCTTCTTCTTTTTTTTAGTGCTGTGATACATGATGTTCTCCAAATAGTAAGGAAAGAGTACCCATTGCTGAGTACCCTTTTAGGTAAGTTAAGAAGCAGATAACTTAATTGTAGCTGCACACTCTGGACGAAGGATTCCATGTCCTAAAGCATACTTAGCAACCATCAATGTACCTTGATACATGATTCCATAATCAGAACCAGATATTTCAGTTGTCATATCCATTAGCTTCACAGTACCAACTGCTGACTTATGGAAGACAAGACCAATAGTTTTGCTGTCATCACCTGAGTAGGTGTTGTTAGCTCCACTTGGGTTTGATGATACGTTTGACTGAGGTACGTTGTTACTCATCATCACTGGAATACCAGCAATCTGTTGAATACGACCTGATGCAAATGAACCATTGCCACCTGGGTTAAAGTCAACATCTACTGTTCTTGTAGCTGACTCTGCAAGTTTGTAGTACTCAGCAGGTGGTAACACACAGAAACGATCTGTTGGAGGGATGTCTCTTTCATCAAATGCCTGTGCGATGTCATAGATAGCTGCTGCTAACTCATCACCAGTTACGTTTGCTGAAGCAGTATTACCAGAAGCAAGAGTAGAAACTAATCCACCACTGCCACCTGTAAGTGTTGTAGATGCTCTTGAAGCATTAGCAATAACCTTTGCCACGTTCTGATCATAGGTTTTAGCCAAAGCCTTACCTAATTCATCAGCGTATGTAGCTCTGACATCGTAATGGTTCATAAGCTCGTCAAGATTGCTGACGAAAGCTTGTGATATTAAAAGATCATCAATAGAAATAATCTTTTCATTTGCCAAGATCTGGTTAGCACCCACTAATGGGTTTCCTGGTGTGTGATATGCAGCAGTTGCAGTACCTGTAACAGGAAACTGTGCTGATTTACCAGAAGTAATAGTACGAACTGAATGAAGCTGATCGTTGAAGATGTTATTTCTAGCAAAGGCTGTTAGAACCTCACCAGAGAACACTTTCAGAAACAGAGCTTCAAAGTCTGTTCCACTATTGTTTACCAGACCAAGGCGTGAAACTGTGGCGTTAGCCATAATTTAACTCCTTTTGGTTGATTAATAATTTGAGAAACTAACTTCACTACTGTCTGTTCTCTCAAGTGTTATCTGACGCATCAGGCACTATTGATATTAAGATTTTCGTTTTGTTAAGTTTATACAGAACCGCAATTCCACTTGCGTAATGCAAGGGCTTTACGAGTTAACTTACCATCTTTCTTTAACGGTCCTTTTACTTTTGACATTCTTGCACAGAAGGATTTTCTTCTGGCTTTCTGTCTAGGTGAAAGACCTGTCTTTTTCGTAACAGGGGCTTGCAAGTTTCCACCTGTTGCTCGGTTATATTTCCTACGACCAGAAGCAGTAAGACCCCCTGTGGGATCTTTGTCTTTCTTGGTAAGAGATACTCCCTTCGACATAAAGGAAAGATAAGCAGTTAATTAAAATATAACACTGTTATGCAATCTTTAAACTCTTTCGTCCTTTATTTCTCCTATGTTGATAACTAATTTTCTTTGAACCTGTTTTTTCTTTTTTAAATCTAGCCTTTTCTTTAGCACTCATTTCACTTGTAGTCTTTGGTGTTTTACTACTAACTCTTTTAGATGGTCTACAGGCAGGGTAGCCACGACTTTCTCCTTTTTTACGTCCACAGGGTTTACCTGTTTTAACATCCACCCACTTTTCTTTAAACCATCTATCAAGACTCATTTCCCTACTTGTTTTTGTGCAGCAGTATGTGCAGCTTTAAATGTTTTACCCTCACGCATAAGCTTTTTCATAAGGTTCATGTGTTTAGGTGTGTGATGAACTGAATGTGCCTTCAGCTTTTTCATCTGGCTAAGATTAAGCTTTGCCATTTTTCTTTTTCTTTGACTTACGAAGAATCATCAAATCTTCTCTGGTGATTTTATCTCTAGGTTCTGCAACTCTAGCGATCTTCATTTGTTTTTTAGAATAAGGCATGATTAACCAATCCTTAGTTTTTTTCTGTTTGATTTACTACGACTGTAGTTACTAGCAGTTTTACGTTTACCATCTGGTCCTTTAATGTCTCCCTTACATACTCGAACAGCATAAGCATTAGCATAAGCAGAGGGATAAACTTTAAACTTCCGCTTTGCTGCTGCCTTACCTCTAGCACATAATTTGCCCATAATTAACGCTTGGTGTTAAATACATCACTACCACCTAAACGTCTTTGGACATCTTCGGTGTATGTAACATCTT